CAACCAATTGCGAAAGCAGTTTGGTTATCTGCCAAAAGACTAATGACCAATACACCACATCACCTGACCGTTCCACGGTCTTGGACATTTGAAACCAATGATGTAGCCAAAGGTTTTGACCAACACGTTCGGGAACAGTTGCCTTGGTACGAATTAGCAACCAATGCCATCTCTCACGTAGCACGCCACTACATCCCACAAGATGGCTTGGTGTACGACATCGGTTGCAGCACGGGCAATATTGGTTGCAGCATTCAAGAAACGCTTGCTACCCGTAACGCTCACTTAATCGGCATTGAGCCATCACAGGCCATGCAATCGCTTTACCGCGCACCAGGTGAGTTCGCGTGCACTAAAGCTCAGCTTTACCCATACAAGAGTTATGACCTAGCAATCCTGTTCCTTTGCCTGATGTTTGTCGAGCCATCAGAACGTCGATCATTCCTCCATCATCTGTACGACAAGTGCAAACCAGGCGGTGCCATCATCATCTTTGACAAGCTTGAACCCGTTGACGGTTACATCAGTACGATCATGTACCGCCTCACGCTTGCAGGTAAATTCTCTGCAGGTGTTTCATCCGATGAAATAATCCAAAAGGAATTATCCTTGGCAGGTGTACAACGGCCAATCTCTCCTGATCACTTGCCAGGCAATCCTTACCAATGGTTCAGGTTTGGTGATTTCGCAGGGTTCATTATTGAGAAACCGATCTAATGGCTAAATCAACCAAGATTGAAGTAGACATGCGCGTTAACCGCGTTGCTCGTCTTTTAGCAAACGGTGCTGTACGTTCTGAGATCGTGCAGTATTGCGCGAAAGAATGGGAAGTTGCTGAACGGCAGACAGACACGTATATCGCCAAAGCACGGGAGCTTATCCGGGCCGACTGGGAAACAGATCGTTTGACTTTTACTGCAGAAATCCTTGCTCAGCTCGCAACGCTGCAAAAAGAAGCCCGTAAACAAAACAATCTGAATGCTGCTTTAGGCTGTATTAAGACCGCAGCACAGATCGCACAAGTCATTCAGTGACGATCCTTAGTCACATCGAAAAAGGGTCAATCCTGCGACGTGTTGGAGAAAGTGACAGCACGCTAGATGTTAAAGCTTTAGTCGCGCAAATTAAACAAGACTTGCATCCAGGGCAGCTTGCTTTTGTAGAAGATGAGAATACAGAAATTTTAGGATTGTCAGCAGGGTATGGAGCAGGTAAGACGCGAGCGTTAGCCGCTAAAAGTTGTTTACTTGCGATAGCAAATCAAGGCTTTTTAGGTTGTGTGATGGAGCCGACAGGCCCACTTGTGCGTGATATATGGATGAATGATTTTGAATCTTTTTTAGAAAGCTATGAGATCCCATACACGTTCAGAGCAAGCCCGCTTCCGGATTACACATTGCATTTACCAGGTGGAGACACAAAAATTCTTTGCCGGTCTTTTGAATCATGGTCTCGAATTATTGGTTTGAACCTTGCCTGGGTTCTTGCTGACGAGATTGATACAGTCACACCATCAATCGCACAAAAAGCATTCCCGAAAATTCTTGGCCGCTTGCGTGCTGGCAACGTTCGACAGTTTGCTGCTGCATCAACGCCTGAAGGATTCCGCTGGATGTGGAACACGTTTGGCACAGAAGAAGCGCAGCAGCGTCCTGATCGAAAGCTAATCAGGATGCGCAGTGCAGATAATCCACACTTACCGCCAGACTTTATTGAGCGTCTCGAAGCCAACTACGACCCGAGCCTTTTGAAGGCTTATCTGGAAGGCCAATTTTGCAATCTGACAACCGGTCAGGTTTATGACCGTTTTGACCGTGCCAAACACGTTTCAGTTCTTCCAGAAAAAGAATATGAAAACGAACCGTTGCGTGTCGGAATCGACTTCAATATCGGAAACATGTCTGCAGTGATCGGTGTTCGCCTTAACAACAGTCTTTACTTAATTGATGAAATTAAAAGTGCCCATGACACTGATGCTATGGCACAAGAAATACAACGCCGCGCTGATGGGCGCCAGGTTTACGTCTACCCTGATGCATCTGGCGGCAACCGAAGTACAAATGCTTCACGCACGGACATTCAGATCTTGGAGTCTTATGGGTTCAGTAATCAATCACCAAGGGCTAATCCTCCCGTCCGCGATAGGGTGGCTTCTGTACAAGCTTTGTTGGAAAATGGGAAAGCCGAAGTAAGGCTTCAAGTCGCGCCATGGTGCAAACGAACGATTGAATGTTTAGAGCTTCAGTCGTACACAGAAGCAGGCGACCCTGATAAAGATGCGGGGTATGATCACATGAATGACGCTCTTGGTTATCTTGTCTACCGCGATTTCAGCATGATTCATGCTCGCGCTGGCCGAGGCACTGGCATCAGGCTTTACTAAACTGACGGCATCGGGCGGGACTTAACTGTGTATTCAGGCTTTTCTGGTGGTCGCCAACGTGTTGGCAACGTCACTCAAGTAAACGACCCCAGCACGGCTTGGGTTAATCAAGAACCGCATTGGGGATTAATTGAACATTTGCTTGGCGGCACATACAAAATCAGAAAAGGCCACCGCAAGTTTTTACCGCAAGAGCCAAGAGAATTAGATGAGGCTTATGACAACAGGCTGCAACGTTCTGTTTTAGCGCCTTATTACGTCAGGCTCGAGCGTATGTTGGCTGGCATGTTGACGCGTAAGCCGGTCAGGCTTGACGACGTTTCTGATCAAATCCGCGAACAATTGTTCGACGTTGATTTGCAGGGCAATGATCTGCAGACATGGCTTTACAACACTTCCCGGACTTGCATCAGGTATGGGCATGTAGGCGTTCTTGTTGATGCGCCTGCCTCTGGCGAGAACGGCCGTCCTTACTACGTTACTTACAGCCCTCGCGACATATTGGGTTGGAGAGTTGAAATAGAAGATGGCAAGCAAAAATTTACTCAGCTTCGTTTATACGAAAAAGTTGTTGTACCTGATGGTTTGTACGGAGAAAAGCAAGTGGAGCAGGTGCGTGTTTTAACTCCTGGCGCATTTGAGATTTTCCAAAAAGATCAAAAAGGTGACTTTCGTGTTGTTGATGAAGGCACAACAAGCTTGAGCGAAATTCCGTTCAGCGTTGCTTACTCCAACCGCGTTGGCGTTTTGGAGTCGTTTCCGCCGTTAGCCGATATTGCTGAGCTGAACCTGCAGCATTATCAAGTGCAATCTGATCTTGGGAATCAACTGCACATCAGTGCAGTCCCGATGCTTGCGTTGTTTGGGTTCCCTGCAGCAGCAGAAGAAATTAGTGCAGGGCCAGGAGAAGCTTTAGCGCTACCTGAAGGTGCGTCTGCCAGCTACATCGAACCCGGTGGCAATAGCTATGACGCGCAGTTCCGCAGGCTTGACCAGATTGCATCACAAATCAATGAGCTGGGCCTTGCTGCTGTGATGGGTGCAAAGCTCAGCGCAGAAACTGCCGAGTCAAAACGAATTGATCGCAGCCAAGGTGACAGCACCATGATGGTTGTCGCGCAGCAGATGCAAGATTTGATCGACAACTGCCTGCGGTTCCATGCTGATTACCTGCAGGAGTCACAAGCTGGCAGCAGCCTTGTTAATCGTGACTTTATGGGTGCAAGACTTGAGCCACAGGAAATTCAAGCGTTGTTGCAGCTTTACACCGCTGGCACGGTGACACAAGAAACGTTGTTGTTACAGCTTGAAGCGGGCGAAGTGCTTGGTGATGATTTTGATGTTGAGGCCGAGCTTGAAGCAACGCAGGCTGGCGGATTAATGGAAACACCGCAGCCAGTCCCGCAGCAGGAAGTCACAATGCCTGAAGGCGAACCGGAGGCAGACAATGGATTGGCTTGATAATTTGCGCAGGCCACAACCTGAACAACCATCAAGTCGTGACTTTTTTTACTCGCATGACAGGCTTGCAAATCAGTATTTCGCAGTCATCAGACTGACTTGGTATCTGGACGGCAAGATTTGTGCTGTTACCGAAAGCAGCATTGCGACTTATGACAAAGATGTCGTGGCGGAATTTACGTCAATCTTGGATAACGCTCTGAAGCTTGGCGCTGATGCTTCTGTTGTTTGCATTGAAGAAGCTCAAGCCCTTGGCATCTATGAAAAATGAGCACACCGGCAGAGTTTTATAACAACGCAATAAACCTCAATCGGTACGGGAATGGTGTATCCAAACGAATTATCAACTCATACAACGATCTTGTTCTGGACGCTATTGACCAGCTTCGTGGGCTTGATGGGCTGCCTGCACCTGGCAAGGCTGCACGGCTTAGGTCCATTCTCGCGCAACTAAAAACCAGCATTAATCAATGGGCAGG